TCGTTAGTATGTATTGTCATTATGACGGCTACCCACAATATAACGGAGTAATGCTTAACGAACATTACAACACCCATGCGAAAGCTAGAGGCCTAGTAGACAACGGATACCAATCCGCTCTTAAAGAAACCGTAGAGAAATCTAATGAAGGTAGAGTGCATGAAGAACCACCCAAGACCTACCGTTCTTTTCATTCTTTTCTAATGGATATCAACTTTGATATTGAATGGGTGTATCTATATACAGATGCTTGGTACTACGCAGAGACTTCATTAATCAGTCTACCCAACGGTAAATATAATGTTGAAGTTGAAGACTTCTCATTACTATCTGATCTGCACTACACAATAAACGTAGGAGAAAAATAATGAAGTATAAATTTGTAGAACATAATAAGTTCAAACACATTAGACAAAATATTTTTGATATACCAACAGGGGAACTAGAAACTCCCCTCACCAACGGAATTGAAGTATTAGAGTTTCTAATGACCGTAGCCAATAAAGAGCGTTACCAATTCAAAGCTAGAGGGAGGGGAAGCCGTAAGGTGTATGGTAACAGTTACGATATACCTATAGAACATGCTGAGAAGATAGCCCTCTATCATGAAACTAGAGATCGTGTGTCGTTTATGGAACACCAAGAACAACATAGGTCTAAATCAGCTAGACACGTTAATAGATTACTAAGAGAGATTAAAAATGCTATAGAAAATCACAACGTACATTACGACAACGATTTAGAAGTAGATTTAAAAACAGGAGAAAAATAATGCCAACACCATTAATAAGTAATCCTTGGAACAAAAATAAATATGAGGCTAAGTATCTTAACCATTACGAGTGCTATGAATGTGGTTATGAATGGGAAGATGCTTATAACTGTTCAGTTGATGATGAGTGTCCTGATTGTGGAGCCAGTAGCGTGTCTCCACATACAACAGAAGATCATCCTGATTATGACCCACAAGAGGTTTATGTAGTACTTGAAATGCATGACGGCGTTATTTGTGATATTGATGTTTATAAAAACGACCCTGACCCATTTAATAAATTTGAATATGACCGAGAGGAAGATAATGGTAAGAGAGTTTTTACCGTTGATGTTAATGAACAAGAATTAGAGGGGAGTAATGGAAAGTAAATTAAAGATCGTCCAGGACGTTATATTCTTCACAACGATAGGCATATTCTTTACCGTACTATTGCTATCAATAGCTATCTTCTTCTTGCCCTACTATGTAGGGCGAGAGGTTTGGTACCGTTGGGAAGTTTGGTACATGAATAGATAGGAGACAGATTATGAATAAAAAATTTGAAACGACACTAGAAAGACACAACATACCTAAAGATATAGAGGTTGTTGATCAGCCGTATAGTGTATTTTGTATATGTTATGAAACATTCAAAGAATTCTTTGTAGAAGAAGGATATGAAACAAAAGAAAAATGGGAACTATACCTAAGAGATTTTTCAGGTTGCGACCAAGATTGGATTGAAGAGATAGCAACATATTATGATCTTAATTGGGCTTATTGCGACCCTGATGAAGACAGATGTAAGGGTAACGATTATTTTGTATTATATGAATAAAGGAGACAGATAATGGCTAAACAATATGATATAGCGTTATGGGATATACGATTCTATAAAATAGATGAAGAAGGTAACGAACTACAAAACCTTGACGGAACAGTAAAACTATTTGAATTAAAACAAGATGCTGATTGTTCATTTATTGCAGAAGTTACTTCAGAAGATGATATAGAGGAAATAAACAATGAATCTTAAAGAACTAGACAAAACGTGGCGAGAGAACTGCCCTGATGAATCTAATGGATTGGTGAGCAGACGTAAGAAGGGCAACAGGTGGAACAAGATAGTTGAATCCGCTAAAGCTAGGAATAAACTAAAGGAGAAAAGCTAATGAATATAAAAATTACTCAAGATGAACTTTTTGAATTAACAGAAATGGTAAAGATTAGAATGGAATCAGAAAGAGATTTAATACCTTTGTTTCAAAAACTAGCTAAACATTTACCGAAACCGAAATCCCATACAAGTGCAGATTTAGATTATGAAATACCTATGTATGAACCGAAAAGGATTAAAGCTAATGAACTGTAGTGAATGTAAAGATACAGGTTGGATAGAAGCAGAGGGTAGACTAGGTCTTGAAATACAAATGTGTCAAGAATGTTTTATATGTAAATCAGATGAGGAAGCCTATAACAAAGCTGGTCTAGTTATAGATGTATCAAAATACAAATACGATCAATTTGAATATGTGGAGACAAACTAATGGATAAATTATTAGAAGCAGTTAAAGAAGCAAGTATATCTGTAGCTTGTCTATTAGATGATGTTTCAGTAGAACAGAGTGCCGATATAGAACTATATCAACTGCAAAAGGATATAGAACACATACAGAATAAGATAACAATTATAGAAAACTATCTTGAACCGTTTGTAGTTGAAGAACTAAATCATATCAAACAGGACGCTTAGTTGCTTAATAACCGTATTGTCGCTATCATGACGGAGTGGTACTTGTTAGATTTGATTCCAAATCTTCTCTACTCTCCTAAAAGTATGTGTCTTACGAGTACCACACCTTAATGAGTTTCCTCGCAATAATAACCCTTATCATGTATATACTGGCTTATATACTGGGTAGACCTAAACCTTAATTAACCCCTTTCTCCTCATCCTGAGGGCTTGCCGTCTGTAAGTCCTCTTCTTCCTTTTCCTCTAAAATATCCGCTTCATCTACCAGCTCGCCTGGATCCCCTGGATCTGGGAGATCTAATGGATCTATAGCCGTAATACTCCCCATCAACTGTTCCAGGCGTTTCTCAACCTCCTCCCGACTCATTTGATCTATTTTACCGAACATAACCTCTTTCCTATCGACAACCAAGCCCCCGACTTTAAGTAAACTGTTCTGGGCCGATATTGCCGCGTTAAAGGATCCGGCCTCCAAAGCCTTGTCCCGAATATCATATAGATCTTGAACAGCCCGATCATAATTCAGTTCATACTTCTTCTTAGCCTCATTCATCAAGTAGTTATATTCCTTACGAATAGTGGGATGATTCATAAGTTTATTAGCAGACTGTCTAGCATCTTTGTACCCAGCCTTATGAGCGCACTCTACGAGAGTAAGCCGAGGATTATTAACGGCTTGCCATATAAAGTTTCGTTGTCTGCGATTAAGGGAGTTGTCTAGGTTAGCGTATTCAATGGGAGCTTCATCTTCTGGAGCAAGAATGGGTTCATATTCAAGTTTGTTTTTTCTATATCCCATATGGTTTTAGCAGTTTAGAGTCAAAGTAGTTATATATACCTACCCCCACATTACCCTAAAGTGTATGGAGAGGATACCTTACTACAATTTATCTAGTCAAGATATTTGTAATATTTTTATACTGTATTCTCTATTTTCCTGTGACAAAAATGAAAAAAATAAAATAATCCTGAAACCCGCTTACTTATAGGGTTTCTTAACGTCATACATTTATGACAATAATAGGACAATAATGTTTTAGTCATCATCTGGACCCGATTTTGGTGTTAAAGACTCAAATAATGCGTAGTTACTAAACGTGCTTTTATGCCTATCTACCTCAATATATTGATCTAGGATCTCATCTACTAGACCAAGAACCTGCTCATCATCATCAGTTATCTTCTGTATATTCCAAATACAATAGCTCAATGATGTTAGAACAACCGTGAGTTTATCTTCACCCCTCAGGGTATAGCTGGTAAATAACTTATCTAATCTTTCAACTGCCTCTTGCAAGGTAGGTTTAGTAAGTCTGTTTTGTATTGGCACTACTTTTAATGTCATGTATTAACTATACCTTATTCAGGCCCCGAACCTCTACATATTCATCTAGGATCTTTTTAGTCTTGCCGTACATTTCATGCATGATCATAGAGTAACTATCTGCCTGGATAGACGTTTGATTGTCTGCCGCGTTAGATTCATGCTCAATACAATAGTCTAAACGGTCATTCAGTTCCTTTATTAGCTTAATGACTTCATCATGTCTGCATATAGGACACCCGAAACCTTTTAAATGCTCGAAAGGTGTTGCTAAAAAATCACCATGATCAGGACAGCCTATTGTTGTGTCCTCATCCATTATTACATATTCTTCTTCTCTTCTCATTTGTAACCTCCTAAATTACTAAGTGTAGACATTATAGACATTTTATCCTAAAATGCAATTTAGATACATTATCAATTAATACTTTAGGAGAGTACTATGGATATAAGAAAAGAACTGGATGCTATTATTGAAACATCCACAAATAATCTACATAATCATGTAGAGCAAGAGCTTACAAGGGATAAACTAAATTACACCTTGTTCAACCTACAAACTACCGTATCAGAGCTAACACAATGTGTTAAGGAAATTACTGATGCACTTGATAAACTAGAGGAGGCATCATGAAGTTTAAAAAATCTAGATTAGAGCGCACTTGTAGTAATTGTGATAAAACAATTAATAAAGGTGATCTTTATGGACAAAAAACCAAAAGCATACCTGTAGAACAAACTTGTTGGAGTATAGATTCTAGACCTAAAGAAGAGATACCTGATTGGGCTTGGGAGACTGTATATTTTAAAGAGGCCTTTGATTGGTGCGAACCATGTGGCCAACAAAAGGAGGCATCATGAATAAATTACCAGAGATATTAGAAAAAGAAGAGCATGTAGTATTGGGAGACGCAGTATATTTTCCAGATATGGAACATAACTTCTATCACCAAGTACCAGGAGTATCATCATCAAACATAAGAAGGTTTGGACAAAGCCAGCTTCATGCTTTTGAGGAGGTCCAAGAGACAACTCCAGCTATGAAGTTTGGAACCGCAAGTCATTCACTTATTGTTGAAGGAGAAGAAGCCTTTGTTAATGATGTAGTTTGCTTAACTGGATCTCCATACACCAATGCTAATAAAGAGTTAAAGAAAGAGTACGAGGATAGAGGATTAACCGTTATTACTTCTAAAGATAAAGAAACCATATACGGCATGAAGGAGGCCTTGATACCGGAAGGAGTCAAACATCTATCAGCAGTTAAAGGTGAATACCCAGAAGTATTTAACTCTCCGTTTGAAAGAGCAATCTTTTGGTGGGAGAAAGATCTATTACTAAAGGTTAAATCAGATGTGCTTAGATACCCCTTAGATCTATCTAGCGATCCTAAATCTATAATCCTGGTTGATTATAAGACTACTACCGATTGTTCTGTTAGAGGCTTTACATCATCTATTAGAAAGTATCAGTACGATCTACAAGCCGCTTGGTATAAACGTGGTTATGAAAGAGCTGGGTTTAACGTAGTGGACTTTATCTTTGTAGCACAAGAAAAGAAGAAACCGTTTGCAAGTAAGATCTTTAAAATGAGTCATGATGATATGACTGCTGGGTGGTTAAAGCTTGAGCATTTGCTGGGAGAATACAACGCAGTATTAAACGGTAAAGAAGCCACCATATACAACTCACCTAGTATTGTTAACGTGGATCTAAAAGGTTGGGATTATGAGTGAAGATTTAGTAAACCAACCGCCTCACTACACTAGGGGTGAGATAGAGTATATAGAGGCTATGAGATCTATGCTTACGGCAGATGAGTTCAAAGGTTTCTGTAAGGGCAACGCAGTTAAATATATATGGAGGGAAGACTACAAGGGATCTAACATCCAGGATCTAGAGAAGGCCGTTGTCTATCTTAACTGGGCTATAGACCGCCTGAAGGATATGTGAATAAAACCAGGATAAAAAAAAGGGGCATAAAGCCCCTTTTTCTTTGCTACATTTAGAATGGAGGTTTATCACCTACTGGTGTAGGTTTCATCTCTGAAGGTTCCATCTTTAAGATCTTAGTCTTAAGAGATATAACTTCTTCCCCTTGGTCATTCTTCCATTTATCTTCATACTGTCTGATACCAAGTATTAGTTGCTTACCAATAAAGTCTGAACCATGCTCCGGAAGTTTCTTGAATCCAACAGTAATAGCAAGACGACTAAATATCTCACTCGCTATTCTTTTGGATTTTTCTGTGGCAGACCATAAGTTATACCATTCATTATGATCGCGATATGTACCGCCATCAATTTGAAAGGTAACTTTCTGGGTCCAATTACCGCTATTAGATTTATACTTCTCAGCAGCAATTATCTTTGCCTCATACTCACCAGTTGGAGCAACTTCGGGACCTGTCGATTCCATTTGCTCCGCATTCTCGAAAAAATCAACATCATTAAAATCTGACATTATGCACTCTCCTTATTTTCAATTTTATTAGAAAACCCTAACTTCTCAATTAGGGCAGTTAAATTTGGTTCCTCAAGGGCTTCTAGCTTACCGCTACGATCTTTGGCTGTGTAGCCTTGACCAATCCTCGTTTGTAACCACCTTTCCGCTACAGCATTACCGTCATCATCTTGACCGTCAATAATACGTAGGGCCAAAACCTCGTCAAAGAAATACGTAATTGCATCTCCTAGAGGTTTACTTGCCATCTTGGGACCAAAGAAAAACACGCCATCATTATTATCTTTACCTTCTTTGCAAAGAAATAATACGTGCATATCTAAATCCCTAAATGATCTCATAAGACTTGTAACGGCTTCACTTACGTTCTGGTAAGCCATTCTTCCATCTTTATTTCTGCTTTTCTCATGTACCAGTAAGATCTCTGAGATCTCTGAAACTGAGTCTAAACACACGCTATCAAAGGATAGTTCACCAGATGCTAGAGCGGAATACACCTCTCTTAGATCATCATAGTTCTTAACCTCAATAGCTGACACATTAGGTGCGTCTTTAATAGAAAGCAATCCTGCCTCCGCACTTATAACCAATACGTTGCCAGGCATACTCTGTGTAGCGTATGTTTTTCCGGCTCCGGCTTGACCATAAATGAGAAGCTTTGCTCCCTGTTGGTCCACCAGTTTATCTGGTGTTTTTATCTTATCTTTTAAGCTCATAATCTACCCTCCTTATATATGTGTAAAAATGAACTTGTAAATTATAACCCAAGAAACTACAATATGTAAATCATATTATTTAGGAGATGTATATGAAGGATCAAAATGATAAAACTTGGATAGCAAATTACTACTTCAGGACTAAAGCTATTGCAACAAAAAAACTTAAGGAGTTAAACACTATGGGCGTACAACCGAAACACAAAGAAAGAAAAATAGACCACTATTCATTATCTGGTTATATAAAATTTTTGGGCCATAAGAAAGCAGCAGAAGACTTTGGTTGCTCCGAGGCTACTTGCAAATCTTGGAGGTATGGATACAGACAACCGTCTATAGCTCAGGCAAAACAAATAATTAAAGCAACAGAAGGAAGATTAGACTTTGAATCTATATATGGTCTTATATCTGATATTTTAGAAGACCAGGAATAGCATGTTCCAACTCAATATTACCGAGGATGACTCGTCCTTGGATATTGCTTTGGCTTATTTTGATGATGGATATAATGTAGTACCTTTACAAAGATCTAACAAAAAACCTCCACCATTTTTAAAAGGCTGGGAACAATATAAGGAAACAAGACCTGAAAGGGAACTTGTAGAGTCTTGGTTTAAAGATAGGGATAATCTAGTTGTAGCTCTAGTCTGTGGCAAGTTTGTCGTAGTAGATGCAGATTCACCTGAAGCTATGGATTGGGTAGAGAAGAACCTACCTGCTTGCCCGTATAAAGTAATTACCGGCAAGGGTATGCACTACTACTATAACAACCCAGAAAACTACACCACGTTTGCTACAAGGCGAACTAATACAACTCCTATAGAAAGATTAATAGATATTAGAGGTGTGGGTGGTCTTATTATCGCACCATACAACCGTCATGCTAATGGTCAGGTATATAAGCCTGTAATGATTCCGGACTGGAAGATATATGACTATACAGATCTACCAGACTTTACCGAGAAAGAATACTTACAGATAACAGGTGTACCTAAAGTTGAAAGCAGTCAACAAACGGCACCATTCTCTTTAGATGGAGTTCTAGAAGGATCTAGGAATGATGGAGCTGCAAGGATTGCAGGGTATCTTATATCTAAGAATGTAAATCTAGATTTTGTAAGAGTGTTCCTACAGAACTGGAACAAGAATAATAATCCACCATTACCTCAGAAGGAGATTGATTCTGTAGTAGATAACGTAAAGAGGACACATGACCGTAAGAATCAGATAGCTCCTTTATTTACACAATCAACCGAGAACATAAAACGTCCTGATGATTTGTTTTCACCACCTGGATTATTGCAGAACATGTTTGATTTTTGTGAGGATATAGCACAAGTACCACAACCAGAGTTATCTCTTGTAGGTGCTTTGGCATTAGCTAGTGTGACCTGTGGAAGATTGTATAGAACTAACATGAACAACTTCTCCAGTATGTACTTTATGGGTGTCGCCAAATCAGGACAAGGTAAAGAGAACATAAAGACATTTATTGAATCTGTACTGAATGCATCTGATCAAGAAAAGTTAGTTGTGGGTGATGGATATACCTCTAGTGGAGC